TCCGTCTTGCCCTCTTTTCCTGGCTCTCTCCTGCCGGCCATTGGTTCTCTGAGGCTGTCACATCTTCAAGCCTGACATAGCGCCCATTGTCGCCCAATGCCTTTACTCTCCACAAGTCCAGCCATTCCGTGTGAATCCAATAGTTTCCACTCCACGGATCTCTTGGGCTTGCGTCAGGGTCTCGGTGTATCTGCCAGGGTGGTACAAGGTCGAAGGTCAATCCAACTCCATCTTCCCAGCGCGGTATGATCTCATGAGATTGCCCGATAGCAAAGCCTAACTCGCAGGCATCGCTAAACTTGGTCCCGAATTTTCCATGTTGCTGGTTGAGCCAAAAGGTTAAGAGCTCGCGGTTAAACTGTGCCGTTATAGCGTCATCATCGCCCTGAGGATCTACGTTGAACCAATCGGGTTGACGGAAAGCCTTACGGACAATGCCCGTAGCCTGCTTGACAACGGCCATCATGTCACCTGTTATGACTTTGGCCTGCCAATCCTGCTTGTTGCTATAATCTATCGTGGCCCGGTATGCCTTATAGCACTCATCCCAGAGATAGCGTATGTCATGGGTGGCCTTCTCACTCTCTTTTATACATTCATGGCAATATTCCACATACATATCGGGGTTTTCATCCCCATAGGCCATAGCTGCTTCTTTTCGTTCCTCAAGTTCCTTGGGGTCGGTGATTAACTCAGGGTCTTGCTGTTTACGCCTTGCCATTTATCCCGCTCCACTTTATGAGATCGTAATTTCTTCGATATAGCTCCGTGTTCCCAAGGTGGCCTTTACACTCGGCACATTGACAAACCCCATTAGGAGGATGTGTGTTATGATTGCCCTCAAAGGTTGCAGAACATGACGTGCAAGCCCACCTTTCCTGATCCTTGCGCCTTGCCTTTCCTCTGAACACCTGTATCCATTTACTCATCGGATAACACCTCGTAATTTGGGGTTGTAAGCGTATGAAGCCCCTAACCTTGGCACTGGCTTCGTAATACTGCTCGCTCTGCCTCGATAACCTACAGCAAAAGTTCTGAAAGCATCTGATGCATGGCTCGCCCAATCGTGCTTCGGACGTGGTGCCAATACCTTCTTTTCCTCATCATATTCAGCTTTATAACTTTCAAGCGCCGATATACCTGGCTGGCATTTAACCTCGTCAAAATAGCATTGAGATAAAACATTTCTCACGGCTGGTATGTGGACTTGCATGATTAAATCAATATTTTTAGCTCGTTCTACAACCAGAATTGGCTTAATACCTAAGTTCTGTGCCACTTCACGCCTGCTCTTTGCTATCTCTCCATTTGACATTTCCCGCCCTTCTGCGTCATGCGGCATGTAGTGATTGCCATACACATAGGGTTTTTCTTTTAATATCTTGGCGTAATGCTCAAGGCCGTAACCAGTTGATTCGTAATAGTCGATGAAGTGATATTCCTTGCCGATGTGCTGCATGAACCAGATCGTCATAGAGTCGTCTACGCCCAAATCCCAAAAAGTATCAACCTCCTGGCCTGTCTGATGGGGTACGTTGCATATTCTTTTGTCTTTCCGGGCCTGTGCCATCTGCTTGGCATAATAGGAGCCATAAACAGCCCCTTCAAAGCTGCACTCATACTCCTGCAAATACAGCATTTCTCCCATTTCCGGGCCAAACATCCTGATATATTCCTGTCTTATGCCCTCAATCTGCACTGCATTAAATACGGGGGTGTCATGTGCTGTAAGGAGTTGTCCGAACCATCCCGGCGTAACTCTCGCATAATCATAGGTTGTTTTACCATGATTGTTTCCCCTGGAAGTGTAGATAAATAAAGCAAATCCATTGTTTTCTTCAAGAATTGGTGCAAGATACGCCCATGCAAGGGGTGAAGCTAAAGCCCATTCGGAAAAGACGATACCTACAGGGGGTGAACCCACAAGAGAGTTATAATTATCAGAGCCTACGAGCTGCCATGTCGAGCCATTTTTAAACTCAATGGCCATGTCATCCTCGCGGGTTTTCTTCCTGATCTCAAGAGGAAACGCATCATCAATTCTTTTCTTATTTGTCCGTGGGTTTACAGCTGTCCAAATGACTTTACGGGCCTGTTTATATTCTGGAAGCATGTGCCAGTAGTTGCCAATGCGCTGCGCTGCCTGAGTTGCAGTAAAATGCAGGGCAACATCATCCTTGCCCCATCGTCTATGTGCAACCTCAACCGCTCGCTTGCCTCCATTCTCAAGGTACGTCCAGAGTGCAAGTTGATCGGTGCGCGGTATCCAGTTGTTTGGGAGCCTAATCTTTTGCGCCAAACTTAACAACCTCCACGATAATATCCCCTGATATGTCGAGCTTATCCCGTAAATGGCCCTTGAGTTTTAATCCTGTTTCTATATATTTGTGCCTGGTTGGAAAATCATCAACGTCTATGAAATCCTTAGACATTGAATCGGCATCCTTCATACCTTCGCCGTTCTTGGCGATCACCGTAGCTGAGATCACCTTGGTTGCTTTCGTGCCTTCGAGTAGCCCCTGGAGAAGATAATCATCCGTAAGTCCTTTCTTTTCCATGAGTTGCTGAATGGTTTCACTAGTTTTAACTAGCTTCTCACTTGCACAACTTTTTGCCATTCTTTCCGAGTATCCTGCATCCCTCATGGCCTGGGCTGCACTTTTACCTTCGATGATACTTTTAACGAATTTTCTTTCTCTGATATTAAGCGGTTTCTTTTTAGACTTCTTAGTGGTAGGTGTTGCCATAAAATCTAATAATCACATTATTACCCCTGTGTCAATAGAAATCTTTACAGTAATAATTACAAACTGGTGAGCTCTCGCAATTATACTGGTCTGCTCACCATAGACCGAGGCAAGGAGAGGGTGCGCTAACCCTGGCGATTGCGAGTGCGCCGAACATGAAAAAGCGCGAGGTGCTCATTAAACTTCCTGAATATATAACTTGATGCCGGCAACCTCTGAGTATTTCTTTGTTGCCAACAACACGCTTATCTGTGAGTCATTATCGAAAAGAATACCAGACACGCTATCTAATAATGCTTTTATAAGATTGTCAATATCAGGCTTCTTTTCGTGGTAATGTGGTGCATCCTTCTTGAGCCCTTTGGCGTTATAGTGTGCCTTGGGTCGAGGCATACAAAAATCAACCGTCATAGTCAAGGGCCCTTGCATCTTAACCGGATGTGCATCCATGACCTGATACTTGATGTCCAGCTTGTAACCCTTTGATGTTTCAGGATCGTATGTGCCTACAAAGTTACCTCGCCTGTAAAACCGTGGTCGGCCTTGTCCAGTTGGTATCGTGCTTATCCAGAATTCCTGTCTCATCTTACCTCCTCAATTTCGTTGTCGCGTCCTTCACACCATAACTCAAAATTACGCTTCTGTTTCAGCCTTCGCTCATCCATTTTTATCTGCCCAACTTCCCGAAAATACTCATCCCTCTTGGCTTGTTCATCGGCAGGATACATGCGTTTACGCCTGTGTCTGGTGTTCATTTACGCCTCCACCTTTTACTAAAGTAAGTTTTGTTGTTTCCTTAATCATCTCATCCCTTTTTTCATCAATGAGATCATTTAATCTTTGGTCATCTTTACCTAACAATTGTACAAGACATAATACGAACCATGCACTATCTGGAGGTGGACTATCGCTTTTATCCATCTTAGGCAACCAAAAATGAATTTCTTTCCCATCTTCTAATATTAATCCCGATGACTTATTTGATACTTTTATCTTCATTTTCCCCTCCAAATTATTAGTATTGGCACACCTATAACTACGATCACACTGACAACGGTAAACAGAAATCCTATGTCGCCGTTGGTCATCGGCCTATATTCTTTTCGTTACGATTGTTACACCGATGATTTTATTCATAAAAGCCTCCTGTCTTTCCCTCCGAGTTGGAGTATATTTGCCATGCCGCACATTTCCGCAATCCTTGAAGGTATCCTTTCTCCGAGATTATCCCGTAATTCCTTCAGGCCGATATTGCTTGTAATAAGGGTCTGTTTCATATCCTTATATCGTTTGTCGATGATGGTATAGAGGGTCTGTAAGGTCCATTCAGTGATCTTCTCTACCCCGATGTCGTCAAGAATGAGGCAGGGTGTTACAGTATATCTCTCGATCACCGAGCTCTCTTTTTGTTCTGCCCCATACTCGAAGGTCTGTTTAATTTCTATTAAGAGATCCGTCATGGAAATAAACCGGCAATCTCTCGGCATCCTTACCATGGACTCATTATCTTTTATGATAGTTACCGGATATAATACCCCGGCCTTCATATATTCTTTCATTAAGGCTGCGGCGAGATATGTTTTACCTACCCCTGCACCCCCATAAAGATAATAACTTTCGCCCTTTAGAAATCCTTGTGTTTTTTTCCACCATACTTCTTTAATATTCTTCCCTTCCGCAAAAGTATGCCGAAGGCCAAGGCCGCGCTTCATGAGGAGTTGTTTTAATAATTCATCTTCAGGAATCAATATCTCTTCCGATATTTGCGTATGGGTCATCTTCTGTGCTACTAATGGGACCACGGTTTTTAGGCTTTCCATTGTTTCCTCCTGTGTCTTTTGGTTTTTCCCAAGTAATTACAGCCGATTTCCATGATTTCATCTTATTGAGGCCTACTTTCCACCCATTCGATTCATAGTGGTGAAACCACTTCTCGGGGTCTACATTGTTTTTCCTCTCCTTGCAGTATTCTTTAACCTGCTCAATGGTGGGCGGGGTGAATGGCTGAGTCACCGGATCGGTTTTAATCCGGTGCGAGCCATGTACTGGATTCAAAGAAGAGGGATTCAATAAGAGGGATTCAGGATTCAGCAGGATTAGTACTGTGCAAGTATCAGATTCATCTGGTGCTGGTATGATGCTTTCCGCTTCTTTTACATGGGGGTTCTGGTGCTGTGTAAATGTTGGAATTGAAAGGAAAAATTCATTCCCGTATCTGTACGCTACAACGAATCCCTTTGCGATGAGCTGATTAAGTAGCTTTAAAATGTCGGCATTGTCGTAGGGAAGTATCTCGGCTTTTAACCTCTTTGGTCGTAACTCTAACCTACCTGTTCGATCTGCCATGCACCATAAACCTTGAAAAAGTAGTCGAGCGAGTGGGTCACATTCCGCTAAAAGATCATTTTTAAAAAACCCTGGTTTAAGATTTCGAGCTCTCATATGGTTTTGTCCCTTTTATTTTGTGCCAACAAATACCGCAAAAATGAGGTATGTTCCTTTTCCCACGATTGCAATCAAAACAAGCTGTAAGAAGGTTGTTAATATCATCCTTCCCACCTTTTGAACGTGGATCTATGTGATCTACTTCAAGGGTTATTTGTGGTGGGCTCTTGCCACAGTATGCACACTTGAAACCATCACGTTTAAAAACCTCAAACCTGATTTTCTTTGTTATTGCCATTTTACCCTCACATTAAATAAAATTGCCCCCAAGAGTTGTGAGCCGAAGCATGACAACGGTTGCCGACCTCGCGGTTAAGGCACTCTTGGGGTTTAATTTTAGTCTGTGATTGTGTCATGCTGTATTCTCACGCTAATATTAAATATTACCTCGGTAATAATGTCAACAAGAAAATCAACA